ATTATATATTATTTATATAAATATACTGCTTTGTTTATAATATATATTTTTAATATTACAAGAGAGAATATAATCTTTCTCTAACTCTAGTGTCTTACTCTACGTTGCAAAAATGTTGCAATTTGTTGCAGAGGTGTTGCATTGCAACAAAACTAATACTATTCTATCATTTTACCTTGTCCGTAATAAAATTATTATACTTGAAATTTCGTGAAAATCTAACAAAGAATTTCTACGTTTTGCACAAAAAAGACGGCTGTATTTCAAGCCGCCTAAATCTTATTATTCAACCTCAAATCCTATAAGCTGCCACTGATCCGGTTCTCCATCCTCGTCGTATGAAGTCGGTTCCTGAACCTCTTTTACTCTAAAACCTGGTGTGTTTTTATCCAGTGCCGTGCCTGTGCTGTCACACTTCCATGCTTCCATTGTCTCGCCGTTACTGGTATCGTGATCTACTGCGATCATTCCTAACTCTTCAACCTTGAAAATTTCTACTGCAAAATGTCCTTCCATCTGTCCTAACTCTTTTAAAATCTTTAACATAGCTTTTTCCTCTTTTCTTTCTTCTCTGGATGTGCTATATTCAAATAGCACACATTTCACTTGGTATGGTTTTTGTGTGTCGGGCTGGATTTTCTCCAGCCCTTTCTTTTAATTGTCTTCAATTCCTTTTTGAGTATCATCGATCAGCTGATCGACCATCTTTTCCGCTTTTTCATAATCCTTAGATTTTAAAACTTCCTTTAAATCTTTCAGATCCTGCAAAAGTCTTCTTAAGTAACTTTTAAATACACTCATATCTTCGCTCATTTTTCTCCTTTCCGGCTTTCGCCTATTGCCTTTCGACAATATTATAATAGACTATTATCATGTATTTGTCAATAGTCTATTTTCATGTATTTATATTTTTTATAATATCAGTTATTCTTTTATCTATTCTACATGATAAAACAAAAAAATTCTCCTTGCAATTTTTATCCCTTGTACTGTTATACAGGTTTACTCCTTTCTGCTGCAAGCAAGCTATATAATAATCTTCGGCGCAAAGTCTTTCTTCACTTTTACATTGCCCGGGAATTTCTAATAATTCAATAATTTCAATTTTAAAATTATTGTCATAATCTTCCTGAAGGTCTTTACAGTAATGATTTCCAGCTTTTAATAAATTCACATGTGCTTTTGCTCTTTTTCTCAAGTTCTCTGTTTCTCCAATGTAAATTCTTCCATTATCTTTATTTATTATGGCATATATACCACCATTTCTATTTTCTGGATAAACAATATTCTTTTTCAAACAATCACCCTCTTTTATATTCCATGATGTCCCCTGGTTGACAATTTAAAAGTTTGCATAAATTACATATAACTTCGCAAGTCACATTTTCATTCTTTGTCAATTTTGCCACAGTGTTAGAATGTATTCCATTATTTTTTAACCACTGCTTATTAAGTTCCTTCTTATCCATAATCTGCCACAGCCTAGAAAAGTCTATTCTTCCATTATCTCCATAGTTAGCCATCTTTACACCTCTTTTCTTTTTATATATGATAATAGATTTTTCATATCATGTCAACGTCTATTTTCATGTATCATGTTGCACAACAAACCATTGTTTTATTTCGTCTATTATTGTGTATTTTGTCAATTGCTATTTAGTCTATTATCGTGTATTATAATCTCAACAGGAAAACAAAGAACACAAAAACAGGAGGGAACGATCGTGAAAGTTAAAATTAAAATTGAGGGAAAGATAAATGATACTTACACTTTTCAGCAACCAGAAGAGGGAAATATCCTTGACGAACTGGCGGCGATCATCGAAGAAATGAAAGCCGGAAGAATTGAGAAAGTAGAAATTGAGAGGGAGGCGTAAACATGAGAACATACGAACAGGATTTAAAAGAACTTAATATTTCAGCAGAAGAATTTGATAACATAATTTCACACATTTACGATAAAACAGCCGATGAAATGGCGGCGCTTGCCAAGGCGATTAAAAGCGGCGCGGCTGTTCTCCCGACTGTAAAAAGAGCATTTGAGCGCGTTCTTACAATTAGACAGGCGGAAAGACAAGAAGCATATAACATTTATTATAACGATTTAAATACCATGTGTTATAGCTGTAAAAAATGCGGTATAAGTTGTAACGGTACAATTTGTAAAACTTGGACTGGTTGCGCAATGAAAAATTAAGTCGAAACGGCGGAAGCTGCCGCCGTCTGCAGGAACTGCCCTACCTGCACCGATGAGACAGGGCGCATGATGAAAGGATGGTTGATTTTATGAAGATGATGACACTTGAAGAAGCGAAAGAATACACACGCCAAAAACTGGCGCCATATTATGACCCTGAAAAAATAGAAAATATAGTTAATCAATATGTTTCCGTGGCGCGTCCGGGTGTTGTCTTAGTTAGAAATAAAAATGTAGGACTTATGGAACTGTATCTATAATTAGCCGCCGCAGAGAATGCACGCCGGAACCACTGCCGGCGGCGGTTCTACCCGTAAGGGAATATTATTTTTTTAGGAGGATTTATAAATGACTTATCCGAACGGAGCACAGACAGTTTTTCAAGTCACATGCATGGGAAGTGTTTATAGCGTTGAAGATGGATTTTTCAGAAATGACGGCAAAGGAACGGACTTTAAAACGTTCGACGATGCTTGGGAAGTTTTCAAAACGCTTCCAGAATGGGAGCAAAATGCTGCGGAAATAGAGGAATTTTAAGCCGGAATCATCCCGGCTTTTTCCAGTGTCCGGATATATTGCAACTTGACAAGATATACGCCCGGTCATATAATGCGCTTAAGTGAACACGTATAAGCCATTTTAAGGCTTGCGCAAGGCTATGCAGTGCTTTTATATATTTACAACGCGAAACGTCTGTAAATCGTTTTTACGACGTTGCAAGCCTGTAAACACTGTGTTCATCTTGCCGCGTTGGCATCCGGCAGCATGTCAGACAATGCCGGCCTGCTGATCACAGCGATGTGCACTATCCCGGCAGCCCGCCGGGGTGTGAAAATTCTGATTTCTGATCTCAAAATCGAGCCGTTTTCCAAGAAGAAAAAATTCAAAAGTTGAAAAATGAGATTCCAACTGCGAAAAGACAATATGCACAGTAAATTATTATGCGTCATTTCACAACTTGTGAAATTTGACTAATTCGCTCTCTTCTCTTTCTCTGGCTATCAGTCTGTTTCTGTTTTTTCTGTGATTTTGTTGTTCTTGTTCCCATTCGAAAATTCCTCATTCACTTTCTGGTTGCGTGATTTGTAATTTACAATCTTTACATCTGTGTTCAATTCATCCGGCATCTTCCCGACGATCAACACTGTATGCGGTTGCAGCCTGTCTGTCATTACTTTGAATCCCTCGCAAAACTCAATCCGAGCTGCCTTTGCCCGCACTCTTCCATTTGTGCATACAGCAATCACACCACCCTTACTGTACCCGGCAAAACAAAGATCATAATTGTCTTTGTCCGGGATGCCTACGGACGGTATAACACGGATCCCGTTCAGCAGCATATAATGTGCAAGCGCATGGTTCCGGTACACGTTATATAGATTCAAAGCAAACGGCATACCACAATCGCCTGTAGCAATACTAAAATCCGGCATACAGACCGAATGGAAACACTTCAAGTGTTCCATGTATTTATCCGGGTTATTCCACAGTCTTTGAAACTTTGAATCGTCAATATAAAAATTCACATTTAATTTTCTATGCCCTTTTATCTTTTGTGAAAAGCTCTCTCCAAAATCTATGGAGTCCTCCGGCAAATAATCCAAGCTGCATGCCGGGACAATCGGGATCTGATATTTTTCATCAAGCTCCGCTCCATAGATCATATATTCTTTCATAACATCAAAAGATGTATGACATCCATTGTACAATACTATCACCCCAAAAACATTTTACTATTTTTCTTCTTGACAAACAACTTCTTTTGTGAAAAGCAAAGAACGTGCGGCGTAATCACTTCTGCTTAGTTCATTTATCAGCTTTTCCCTTGTCATTTCCGGGTTTGTTCTGTGAATATACCGCAGCAATTCATCTATTTTGTCCACTATGCTGCCCTCCAATCAATGTTTGACATCAGATCATCCAAAAGATAGATCAAATCAGTACCGTACAGGCTTATCCAGTCCGCGAGATACTCTTCCTGCTCAATCGGCATATGAATGTTATAGGAAAAACAAAAGCAATGGCAAAGCTCATGGGCTAGTATTTTGCGCAAATAACCATTTTTCGGTTTATCTGAAACATATATAGCCCTGTCGTTCCAATCTGTCACAGCAAGGCTGGTAGAGCCATCAGAGCGCATAAGCTTACCGTTTGCACTGTGAACAAATTCTATTTTCCATTCAATACCATTTATTACAAACATATTTTACCTCCAAAAAAAGAAACCACCAGCCAAATATCAGCCAGTGATTTCTAAATTTAAAGTTATTCTTCTTGCTCTTCAACCAACAAATAATTAATGTACCTTGTTGCTGTTCCAGCAAGTTCTTTGCTGTAGTCTAGCAAGTCCATCTTGTACTCCGGTTTATGCCCATATGTGACTGTATAGAACTTTTCCACAAGTTCTAAGTTATGTAAGTCAGACAATTCCACAAGAATTTTGTGATATAAAAATTTTCTCGTCCATCCGAACCGGTCACAGATAATTTTGAGTTTCCAGTTATTTTTATTAAACCATTTACCACTTTCTATCTTTTTTACGATGCTCCAGCGTGCAAACGGGTCTTTCTCCGGAATTTCAGCCTGCGTATTTTTCATAGCCTGTTCCATGTCGTGGAAGCGCTTCACATACCGAGCAGTAAAGACAATTCCCTTTTCCCCGTTAAATTTGTTTGCGAGGAACTCACAGCCCATGCGGGTTACTTTGTAGCATGGTCTTTCCTCTCCTTTATCATCTGTATACGATGATTTGATGAAATAATCAACCACAACAATTTTGTTGTCGTTAAGAATTTGTATAATTCCTTTGAATTTTTTCGTGCCCTCAAGTTTTCTTAAAATCTGCCAATGCGGCATCTCCATCATGTCAGCAATGTCAATAGTTGTCAGTGTCAGTTCTTCTTTGTTTTCTGAAATCTGAATATCATTCATCAGCAAATCCCCCATTTCTTCTTAAATGAAAGTATCGTATTCAAAATAAACTGTAAAAACTTCTCGTCCTGTATGCTCTGGATTTCTGTAATTAACTGCTCTTTCATCTCTCACCGCCTTTCTCTTCCTGCGGTTCGGAAATGTTCTTTGCGGCTTTGTATATTGCTTCGCATACATAGATGCTCTGCGTGCTCAAAAGTTCTGCTATTTTCTCGATTGTTTCGTTTCTGGTCATAGATTTTTCCTACCTTTCAATTTTTTCTTGAAAAGAGATGCTCTCTATGATAAAATATTTCACAGAGAGTTATCTCGGTTTTAGGGCAGTTGCATGACCGTCAAATCATTTGCAACTGCTCTTTTTGTTTAACTGCTGATTTCTTCATCAACCTTGTTGTCAAGCCACTCTTTTTTAGTCATTCCTTTTTCAAAAAGTTTTTCTTCTAACTTTTCAAACTTCTCCCTGTCAAGCTCAACACTAAAATTTCTTGTCTTTTCTCTACGTTGTTTCATATAATCAGCTCTGCTCTTGGGTGCGATTTTAACCACCTCCTTGTTACGAGTTACATTATATAATGTTACATGTAACAAGTCAATACCTTTTTGAAAAATTTCCAAATCCACAAATCACTAGCTGATATTCAGTTGTCAATGTTCAAACAAACAGGGGCATTTCTGCCCCTGCCATTACATTTTGGAAACAAGCGTTGACAGCTTGCTTTTTGTCATTGTGCGCTCCTCCGGGGTCATGTCGGATATAAGCTCCGCCATATCCTCCGAAAGCTCTTTCATGTATCTTTCAAGATCATGCATCTTTGCGTCCTTGTCCTCCGGCGTATTGCCCTTGTGAAGCTCTTTGCTTTCCATGTAGCTTCTACGGCTCATGCCGCTTTTGCCCTCTCTGCGATCACGCATTCCACCATCTTGTGTCATTTTAGGCTCGGTATAATACATTCTGCCGGAAGAACGATCCATATCACGGTCGTGTTCCATTTCCCGGTACATTTCCGGTGTCATGTGCCAGTATGGAGGTTCTTCATATCCGCGGCGCGTACCTCTTCCTTTTGGGGCAAATCTTCCGTTTGCATAGCGGTAGTTATCATAAAATCTTCTGCCGTCATCGAATCGATCAAACATTTCCATTGTTTCATCTGCACTGGATTCTTCCATTGCTTTCATCAATGTACGATAATACATTGCTTCTGCAAGGTCTTTCATCATGTCTGTAACCTGTCCCATTTCACACGGGTCTATATTTTCAATTCCTTTGTCAATTTCGCATTTAGCACATTCAGACAGTTTTTCAATCATTTCGTGCATTCTCTTAATATCCATAAAACCGCCCTCCTTACGCTTCCCGGACTGCAATTAAATTGCTGTTCTGAACTTCGATTGACTGCGTAGACGTATTCTGTACCGCTACCGTAACACAACAACCGCGAGGAACGTCCACATATGCCTGCGCCGAAACGTTAAAGAAGTTTTCAACTGCCGCCGGTGTAACAATCATTCGAGTTGACTGCAACGGTTCTCCGTCAATTGCAATAGCCAGTGAAATAGCTTCAACTGTGCCACCGGTAGGAATTTGAATGTTCCCGGAATAAGATACCAAAAATCTTGCCCGGCACTGATTTGTAAGTCCTCTTAATTTAACAATGCCACTTCCCTGTCTATGAACAATGCATTTTGTTGCGCATACCGGAGTTTCTGTAAATGCTACATCTTCTCCCTGCGCGACAGTTTGAATTGCAATTCCTGTAAATTCTGCCATAATTATTTACCTCTCTTTCAAAAATAAGGGCAAACATTATAGTCTGCCCTTTGTGTTTATAAGCAATACTGCACAGCAGACATAATCGAGTTAAACTCAATTAAGATACTCAATTATTCAATTTTGTGTAGCAGCTACTTTTAGCAGCTACTTTTAGCAGCTACTTTTAGCAGCTACATCCTGTGTTGCATCCACAGCCATACGCATAAGCGTTAGGATTTGGAACAACATATGCCGGGATTGCAGCCGGATTTACAGCGTTGATGATCTGCTGTGTCTGCGCTGACATTGCGGTAGTGAGCAATGCAGACTGGCGATCCTGTGATGCGGCTCTTCTTAAGTCATTATTTTCTGCCTGTAAGGAAGAAATCTTTTCCTGACACAGGTAATCAAGGATTGCCCTTGTTCCTGCCTGCTGGCTGTCGATAATGTCTCTGGTGTTGCTGTTCATGGTGTTCTGTAATGCGCAAGTGTTCTGCGCCATATTGTAGTTCACACCCTGGATAGCTTCCCTGGTCTCGCAGCAGCAATTAGCCAACTGGGACTGTAAAGCATTCTGCGCCTGCATAAGTGTCACGTTTGTGGTATTAAATCCCTGCTGTGTCTGGTAGCCAAGGTTGCAGATTGCATTGTCTACACCATGGAAACCGTTCATAACGGCGGTATTCTGTGCGTAAAATCCATCACAGAGACCATTTGTGATACCATCTAACTTTCCGATGATAGCCTGCGTGTCAAAACCACGCTGAATTGCAGAGTCGGTGTATGCAGATGCTGTCGCTCCCATACCTCCGTTTCCTCCCCAGCCATTGCCGCCAAAGCCGCCCCAGCCAAAGATCATAGCGAAGATAATGATAGCCCACCAGCCATCGCCGCCCCACATACCATCATTGTTTCTTCCGTTTCCTGTCACTGCTGCAATATCAGCAAGACTAGGCATTGCATTTCCATTAAACATTTTGTTTACCTCCATCTGATCTATTTACAAATGGGATAACCGGTTATTTTGCGCGCACCCCAAAATGTACTAATGATTAAACATACTCATAACTTTCTGTTTTGCTTCATCTACCGTAATTCCTCTTTCTTTACAGAGATTCTCTGCCATTGTCTTAAGTCCACCTGTATCTCCGCTTTGATACATTTGCATGGCATTTTTTGCCATAGGATTGTTTTGAACCTGCGGAGAATTCATCATTTGATTTAACAATAATTGTGCCGGATTCATTCTGGATCACTCTCCTTTTTTACCTGTGAAGTTTTTCTTTGACTGCTTGGAATTTTATCTAATCGGTTTTCTATCTGTTCAATCTTCCCAAAAAGTTCATCAAACTTCTGCATAAATGCACCTGTGCACTCGTCTGATAGGTCAAATTTCAATTTTTCAGTATCATGCGATAAATTGCTAACAGTATCATGCGAAACTGGCTTAAAAACGATTGTGCGAATTGTTCCATCTGCGTTCCAACTTTTAGCGTATATTTCTGTCATATCCTGTTTTGGGAAAAATGCAACGCTGCCATCCATTGGCACATCATTGGCAGTGATGTTTTCTACCGCCGGAACTACTTTTCCATTTATGCCAAAAGTTTGAACCGGGATCTGCTGCTGAATTTGCTGCGGTGCCTGCATATAATTTTGTGTATTATCAATGCGTGGCTGATTCATATACGGATTGTATGCGTACTGCTGCCCGTATTGCTGCATCTGCTGATTATAAATCGGATTCTGGTATGCTCCGCTCATATTCATCCTGTTTGACCTCCTCTAAAACATCTTCTATTGCGTGTATGATAGACGACTGCGTTGACAAGTCCAAGGACTGTAACTCTTTTCTGGCAAAAATTTTTTCAAGAACTTCATCTGAAAACACCACCATCCCTCCCTTTGATTATATTTTTGCATAAAAAAAGGCGGCAAAACCGTCACGATTCCGACAGTTTGCCGTCAAAAAATACAAAAAAAAAGAACGCATTAAGCGTCCATACATCCGTTCGTGTTACCTTTAGTGTTACCTTTGATTTTGACCTTTAGAAAAGACACCATTCAAAAACTCCTTTCTTTCAGTAAAATCAAGGCTTCACAAGGTTTTCTTAAATAAAAATAAAGTAGCGGAAGGGAGATTCGAACTCGGTATCAATTCTCTCAAACCCGCATAAATACTGAATTTCTTTATCTCCAAAGGTGTTACCTCGTGTTACCTTTTACATTGATAATGCTTTTGCAATATATTCCTGCATTTCACTCTCTGTCTTGTTATTAAAATAGTAATGATCGAGAGTTGTTCTGATATCTGTATGCCCCATTTGTGTTTTTATTACCGATTCTGGAACATTTCCATCTATCAACTTTGTTGCATATGTCTTTCTTGCCTTGTGAATTGAACGTTCACCAATTCCTATTCTATCACATATCACATATAGCCGCCTTGTAAATGCCTGACCTTTTATTCGTTTACCGTTTTTCATAAAAATATATTGCCCAAATGGATTGAGCATTTTTATTTTTCTCATAAGTTCTTTGGTATCTGCGGTAATTATAACATCTCTAAACCCGGCATCACTTTTAGGAAAATTTTGAACATCAAATACATATTTGCCATTATCATCTCTATATCTTATTTCTGTCTTTGATATATGTATCTTATTTTCTCCGACATCAGACCATGAGAGGGTAGATATTTCCCCAACTCTCAATCCTGTTTTAAATGCCAAAATAATGCCAAGTTCTATCAATGTAGGCTCATCTTCCATTACAAATCGTTCAATTAAAAGTTCCTCATCCTTAGAAAATACCAATTCGCAGTCTGACTTATGGTTCTTTTTAAATGACTTTTCCGAAATTTCCAAATCACCCATAAAACTGGTTATGCTCAGGCTGGTATAATGTTTTTTCTTTGCATATTTGAAAATTCCGTTAATCAATATCCGCATATCAGAATAAGCTTTTTGCGTAAGTTCCAGTTTTGAAATAGCTGTTTTTATGAATGATTCCAATATTTCTTCATCAATGTACCGGATTTTTCTATTTGCAATCGGCAAATACTTATTTTCAAAAAATCTTTTAAAATTTGTCTCGTACTTGTCCTTTGTCTGTCTTGTTATTTCACCATATTCAAGTTTTTCAGAAATCCAATTAGAATATACCTGAATAACTGTAGGTTCATCCTCCTTAGCTTTATAGAACTTTACTATTTCATCTTCAATTGCTTTTTCAGATGTTCTCTTTACAAGTCTCTTTCCTCTCTTATTATCTTCATCTGGCAAATATGTGTAAAACTTTCCATCTTTTCCTTGCCAAATGCTGTAAGTGTGTTTTTCAATAAATTTTTTCCTTTCGTTCATTTCAATTTTTTTCTGAATGGTGTCTATGTTGATAATACCATTTTCGATGGCAATATTCAACAACTCACTATTTGAAAGATTTCCCGTTTAACTCACCTTCTAACTTTTTTACTTTCTGTTTAATATCAAAAATTCTTCTTTCCACTGTTCTTGTTGATACGCATAGTCTCATGGCTATTTCTTTTGAAATAAGTCCACGGGCAAGAAGATAAAATATTTCTTCTTCCTGCTCCGTGAAATTGGCGTTTTCAATAATTGTTTCAAGCTCTGGCTTAGTCAGTTTTGAAAACTTCATAAGCCACTATCCTCCAATATTTTATTCTTCTCCCTGCCAGATCTTCGGTGTACCATCAGCATTTAGCATAACGGTAAGACCGCCGCCCGTGCTTATTGTGATATATAAATACATCACTCCTGTGTCACTATCTGCATAAATAAGATATTCTTGTCCACTTCCCACCAGTACCATTGTGTTTTCCTGTCCCGCACTGACATTTGCTGTATCACTGCATCCGGCAATCAGAAGTGTTGCTGTTATGATGGCTGTTATAAGTTTCTTTCGCACTGCATTAGTCCTCCGTATTTTCCTCATATTCCTCTTTGCTGATGGTCCTGATGCATTCCTCACTCACGCCTAAACTTTTCGCCATGTTTGCAATGGTTCTTTTCACATAGTCGTATGCACTTTCTTCAAAAATCCTTGGCTTTTCTTCTGTGACTGTAAAACCTATATTCTGCTCTGCATATCCAACGGAACCCTCTCCGCCAAACATTTCTGAAACCTTAATTTCAAAGTATAATGATATTCTGATTTTCATTTCATTCATTGTTTTTCCTCATCTTCTGCTGTCTGTATCATGGCAGCACCTCCGAAAAATTAAGTTTCATCTGTTGATCCGGCTCATAGTTCATCCATACCGTTTCCATCCGTGGCTTTCCGTGCTCCGCACAGCTTGAAAACTGTTTTTTCTCCCATCCGTTCAGATAGTCGTTATACATTTCTGATTCATAGCCAGACAGCATAATCTTGGCTTTACTTTGCAACAAAAGTTTTAACAGTTCTTCGTGGTCAGAATCTGACATCTCATGTTTATACTGTTTCCCGGTTCTGGTACCCAAAACATACGGAGGATCAATGTACATAAAAACATTGCTGTAATTAAATCTCTCGATTACTTCTAATGCAGGTCGATTCTCAATCTGTACCATTCGCAGACGTTCCGCTATGTCAATGATCCATTCCGGCAGACGGTACCAGTTCCATAATGCATAAGCTCTTTCTCTGCCCTGTACATCATTTTTCCATCCTACCTTGCTGCCATTGGTACGGAACCCGTGCCCCTGCCAACACTGGATTAAAAATCGTAATGCTTTATGATACGGTTCATCCGGCATCATCAACTCCCATGCATCCAGCTTATATGTATCCTCATATTTTTCACGACTGAACGGTGTAGTCATTACCATTCTGGCCAGACGATCCGCATCCTCCTGTATACACCGGAAGATATTCACAACGTCATGATCCAGATCATTAATCGTTTCGATATCAGATACCGGCTTATTAAATAACACGGCCCCGCTGCCGAAGAACGGCTCTACATAGCTGTGATGTTCCGGTATCAGTTCAACCAATTTTGAAGCTATGTTCCATTTACCTCCCGGATATTTCAATACTGTTCTCATGGCATCACCCCTGGAATATCCTCGAAACTAATCTGATTATCAGTTTCGAACACAAGCATTTTCTCTTTTGCTCCTGTATAAAAATTGCGGTCAATCTCAAATCCATATGCATTTCTTCCAAGTTCTGCCGCTGCTCTTAATGTACTACCGCTTCCACAACATGGATCAATTACCACATCACCGGGATCTGTAAATATCTCTATTAGCTTTTTTAAAACAGATACTGGCTTCTGTGCCGGATGAATTTTGGGAATATCTTTTCCATCCTTTTCCCATGCAAACCAATTAAAAACCATCTTCCCAGTGCCCCGAATCGTCTTACCGTTTTCATCAAACTGTGCACCATTTCTGAACTTCGGAAGTTTGCCTCGATAGAATACAAGTGCGTATTCAGTAGCACCAACCACACGCATATTTGCCTTAAGCACCTGCGGACTATAATTTTTCACAAATACAAGCGGTATGTAATGGATGAATCCATGTTTTCGGGCTGCATCAATCAGTGTGGGCATTTGTTCAAATGAGCAGAAAACAATCATACATGGTGCATCTGAACTTCTTCCTCTGTTCCCTGCTTTCTTGGGTTCTTTCTTAAGCATCTTGCTGCAAAAATGGAAGTACTCATACAGATTAAAATTAAAATCTGAATTGAATGCTGCTTTTCCTGCAAGTTTGCTCTCTCCATTCTTGTTATCTCCACCGTTGTACCACATGGGATTGCTGCCGTAAAAATTTTTACCAACGTTGTACGGCACGTCTGTAATAATTAACTGTGCCGGTGGAATTGCATATTTTTTATAATTCTGCATTGAATCTCTGTAAATTTCACATTTTAATTTCTTCATTTTTCCTAAAAGGAACCCGATATATCGTTACCCCGGCCGGAGGTTCGGCTCCTTTCTGATATTCCATGCACATATCTACAATAGCGCATTTTGAATTTGTTTATGTTGCGTTTTATGCAACAAATTCATCGTTTTATTGCTTTTAAACCATTCAATCTAACGGCAAACCTCTCACCCCTTTCAATTTAGTTTAAAATTTCATCCAAGCAGGCATTAAAGCCCACCCGACGTATTGATGTGCTGAGATCTTCATAACCAGATTTCAACTCTGGTATCTTCTCTGGCAGTTCCCGGAGCGGACACCAATCCGGCTTTTCTCTGTCTGGTACAAGTTTTCCTGTCGCACAGCACAGATATTCGTCATCATTCTCTGTCTCATAGCACAATGTGCATTTCTGGCACACCTGTTCCGGCATATCCATAATCAATACTGCTTTATTCATCTACTCCACCGCCTTTCACGATCTCGATAGCTTTGCCAAATGCTTCATATCTTCCCTGACTTCTCCCGTCATTGTAGATCTGTTCGCCGTCTCCGTATCCGTCATCGTCGCAATCATCTGGTCTGTCCTGCTCTGCTTTCTTCAATTTTCTCAACTGCTCCACAACCTTGTCTACATCATAAGACGTCGGATATTCTTCTAGTAAATACAATACTGCATTTGTATTTACTAAAGTTCCATTGCTTAAAGTAACCGATTTTAAATCTTTCTTTAGTGCATCCGCATCAATCAATCTCATCGTTTGCCCTCCTGTTCCACTTTTTAGTCGCTTCTGTTCCCGTTTCTCCGCTAATGGCTCCTCCACACTCCGTGCATTCAATAAATGCTCCTCCTGTATACACTGGCATCTTGCAAATGATGTGCCTATGTGGCTCAATAACTTCGATTACAGCTTTCCCGCCACAGAACGGGCATGGCTTCAATTTTTCGTTCATTCTTCATCCCCCCAATCTAATCTCTGACCGCAATCACAATATACGGTATCCTCTTCCAATATGTCTCCACAGCAAGGACATCTCCCTATAAGACCGACATAGCTGTCTCCGTCTTTTATCTGGGATATTGATTTCACTTTCTTCGCTGTCTGCTTCTCCACCGCTACCCGGCATTCTTCCGGTGTGCCGATCGCCTTATATTCTTCCCACACCTTAGCATCCTCGTTTGTTAAAAGGCAAAATCCCTCATGCTTCTCCCCTTCAAACACCGTTTCGATAAAGTGGTGCATCAAAAGCGGAATATCTACGTTGGCATGATAACGTTCTTTTAAGTCTTTTTCGATTTTCCGGTATTTCTGTACCTCTTCCAGTGCGTTTATTGCCATTGCATAAGCATTTTCAAAAGATTTCCCCCATGATGTATCACACGGAATCGCTTTTCCAAGTTCGTTACAATCATATTTTAATTCTTCAATTGCTTCATTCTCCGTCATGTTTACACCTCCAACAGTTCCGGATTATCAATCATGTTGCCGATCACTTCAAAATTCTCTGAATCAAAATCATCCAGTTCCTCGTAGTCATCACAGCCCGGCTCATTCGTACACCATCCGTTTTCATGCCACACGACACGCTTTCTCGTCTCATCTTCTGGAAACTCAACGTCGATATGCCCTGAAAGAATATCATTCTCAAAAATCAGCTTTCCGTTCTTATCCTTAAATCCGGTGCACCAACAAATTGTGGATGGATCAATTTTCAGAGCATATAAATCTGATGCGTAACTAGGGACGATATAGTATTTTTCTCTTCCGGTAAATCCATATCGTACCAAACCGCCAATAACCCATTCGTCGTTATCAGTTCGTTTTGCTTTGCATAAATATCTATCTTCCATCCTTTTCCTCCATTTCTTTCAACTTGGCTTCTGCTTCCTCTTGTGATAAAAACCAGGTTTCCTTGTACATTTTTTCTGACAGGATTCGGTCTGTACCATATTCCCGATCTTTGTCACACTCCATGTACCATCCTTTTTCTGTAAAAGTAATAAAGGCTACTTTCTGATGATAAATTTTATTGTTCTCCGGGTGCAGACTTAAAATATTTAATTCATAATTGACTTTGCTAGGAATTAAATATACATCTGAGCCAATTCCACACGGCAACCGCAGAAGTAATCCCAGCTCTTCGGCTTGCTCTCTATTTGCAAGTCTTTCCGCAATCTCTTCCAGGGCTTTGTATCTTCCATCTTTCGCAAGCTGGGTAATGGTAATTCCCTCATCATCCGGTAAATCTGCTGGATGAAATAAAACTTCTCCATTCTCTGCCACATATGTTAATCTCTCCATGCTATCCCTCACTTTCTGCCTTAAGCCACTGTTCCACCTCTGTAACAGAACACATTGCTACGCCGCCCTCAATGGTCTTTACGCTACCCTGCTCATATGTTTCGATTGAGCAAAGGAAATCTAAAAGCTCTTCATCCGTCATGCTCCGGATCCGGTCTGCATTGGTCTGTGGCTTTTCAATATGTGGCTTTTCTGCATCTGTGCTGTACGACTCCGGCAGTGGCATCCAAGCATTTACAAATAATCCATATTTTGCATAGCTTTTGCCATCATCCCCCGGATAAAACGCACCGTTACCATCTTCATCAGTTTCATATCTTCCGATATCTGGAATAGTAAAGTTTTCAAACGATACCAGGATATATTTATCAGTATTAGGAATCTGCTCATCTACTGGAATCCATCCGCTTTCCTGCTCCAAAATCCTGTTGATTTCTTCCTCCGAAACCACTTTTGTTAGTGGAGAATACCCACAGGCTTCTGTTGCTACCTCAGATATCCGGTTTTTAATCCTGCTTATTTTCATTCTGATCCTCACTTTCCGGCAACATAGCATATTTATAGCTACTCATTTTACCGTCGTATGTGCTCCATGACGTTTTTCCGTAATCCCATGTATAAACCGTTTCATCTTCATATTTTGCAAAATGTTCTTTGCTCCACGCAAAAAGTTCAGAATCTCTGACCAAAATCGGTGTATCGACTGGAACTTCGCTCCAATCAACATACTGGCCGTTCGCCCATTCTTTTGCTTTTTCTCTGCAACGACCAGCATTTCTAATGTCATTATCTCAAAAATCGCATTTATCGCAGACTCCCCTGCATTTTTCCAGTTTCCCATTAATTAACGCAATATTGCATCCATCACATGCAATATTTAAAATCTCTTCCGCATATTTTTCTCTATTCAGCATCCTTTTTCTCCTTCCCATACCGCAACTGATACGGTACTTCCTTAAAATCTCTCAATGCATCCGGGTTTGGATGCTTCGGCATTCTCGTCTGACGGTTTTCCATCTCTGCTATGATTCTGCGTCTCTCTTTGCTTTCTCTGTGCAATTTATACCTCCGTCATTTTCCAAGACTGTTTACAAGCTGTTCTGACCTCGTATAAGCCTTATCCAACAGTTCTAAATATTCATCAAAGGAAATCTGTGCTTTTTCAGATAACTCCCTCGGATAACGCTCTAACAAAGCCTTAATGCACTGTTTCATGTCTCCAAAATATCCGATTGTTCGAACGCTTTCTTTTTCATTGCCGTCCTTATCCTGTCCGGCATATCTCTGTCTCAGGGTGTGATTCAGAGAATCAATCTCCACAAAATATCCATTCTGCAGTTACACAGTTAACTTGTCCATCAACCATTCCTCCTATATTTCATACGTCTTTCCGATAAAACGCTTGTCAATGTACTTACATTCCCATTCCAAAACACTTGCGATCCCTGTCATGGTTTCATATCCGGTAGCAAGGCAGTTAATTAAATATCTGATTCTCTCATAAACCTGTCTGATCTGATTTCCCGAAAATTTAAACTGTGTTTTAAGGCAGACACCCAACATAGCAAAATAATTAAATACCTGTGCCAGTAAAAACTTATTTGCCTGTATCATGCAGTTCGGTGCAATCTTTCTCTCTACCAGATAAAAGCTCTCACGATACGGAATCTTATTAGTTTCCTCTCGCACGTCAATCTTGCATTTATCTTTCAGATAAAAACCAAGTTCCTCGCCTGTCGTTCCATCCTTTGCATTCTCCACATATGCATCAATAGTCTGCTCAACCTTTATGATTCTTTTGTGTCCGAATCCGAACTTATCATGCAGTGCCTGATATGCCATCATACGGACGTTATAATAGGATTCCTCTATCAGATAATCCGCATTGCTTTGTGCCTTGGCGTGTCTCTGTATTCCAATCAGTTCACTCTTGGAATATCCAAGTGTCTGCATCCGCTTTTTCTTTCTTGCCAGTGCATTACTCATTTGTTCTTCCATCTCCTCTCTACATCCTCAAAATGGCTAAATACAAGACTTTGAACATATTTTGATATATTTGTCCGTGCATATTTTTTAATTAGCATTTCCCCTGCTTCCATCATTCCTTGGAACCACTCATCTTCGTTATCAGCTTCATAAAACTGCTGCCGAAATTTATAATAGTCATTAAAAAACTGCCATTCTTCGGAACCTTTTTCAAATTTCTTACTTGCCATAATCATTCACCTTTTAATCAAATGGTGTGATGCCACATACTTCTCGGAAACCGTCTTTCTGTCGCATCCGTGCTTGAATCTGTTCAATGGTTTCGGTTCGCTCGATGAATCTCATGTGATCACCGTCAAATTGGAGAACTTCTTTTAAATGTGTTCCCTGCCTTTGCTTTTCAATTTTCCATCCCTTATATTGACCATCCTCATCAAGATTCCATAACAAGATAATGTTTGATGCATCCTGCTCAACGTCTCCGGATTCTCTCAATTCTGCCATGGTTGGCTCTTTTGTTTCTCTCATCTCTGATATTCGATTAAGCTGAGACAGTACGATAATTGGCACATGCAGTTCCATAGCCAAGGCTTTGATAGCTTTTGAAATATCTCCGACCTCGGATGCACGGTTACCGAATCTTCGATCAGCCTTGATTAACTGCAAGTAGTCAATCACGATCACATCATATCTTTGGTGCCTGCATTCTGCCCGGATTTCACTTACCGACTTCGCGCCGGTTGAAATAGTGATGCTATACCCGGAAAGTGTTTCATTCGCCTTGTCGAATGCTTCTTTCTCCCCACCAAGAAAAGCCTTTGCCCGGCGAACCCTTGTTAGACCGATTTCAGACATTCGAGAAACGAAACGCTCATACACCTGTGATTCGTTCATTTCAAGGTTATAGTAGCCAATGTTGTAATCCTTTTCTGCCATCTGCCCGATCATTTGCGTAACGATTGCAGATTTTCCAACTCCCGGTCTTGCGCCAATTACAGTAACGTCTCCGCCTTCCAAGCCGCCAAGGCAATCATCTGTTCGATAAAATCCAGTTTTTATCAATCCCTCGCCTACATGCTCATTGAAATAATTCCCTTTATTTTCTGCAACAATCTGCTTCATAGTTTTTGAGTGAACGGTTTTGTTTTCTTGGATTTCTTCGAGTTTCGTGAGAACTTCAGCTATAGAATTGTCAATATCACACGGTCTAAGGCTCACTCTCTGGAAAAGGCTTTTCGTTTCCCTTGCCCGCCAATCCTTAATGACTGCATCCGCATAACTTTTTATTGCCGTTGAGACTGGGGTAACAGATATGCATTCTTTCAATTCGCTTGCAATTATTTCCGGCTCCCATTTGTGGTTTTCAAGTGTCTGAGACAGTGAAACGACATTAATATTTTCTCTGCGATCATACATGGCAAGCATTTCAGCAAAAGCATCTTGGCAAAATTCCGTACTAAACATTTCCGGCTTTAATTTGTTATAAACCTTGTACATGGAATCATTGTCAATCAATACACATCCGATCACTCCAATTTCTGCTTCCGTCAACTGCTCTCACCTCGCTTTCGTTTCTCAACTTGACGAATCCAGTAATCGCAATCCTCTTTCAGCCAATCACCATATTTCGGAATATAACGATAATTTGTATCATCTGGATTCTTCTCTATATAGTCAGTAACATATGCCACTGTAGCCTCATATATCAGCTTTGCAACGGCTTTTCTGTTCGGTTCGATAACTTCTAAAAGCTTGTCCATCCATGCTACCTTGGCAGACGTTAACGACGTTTTCTTTGGATATGCATTGATCGTGTATTCCCATCCCCATTCCGCGTCAAAGTCCAAATCAGATGCAGGCACGCTTTCTTTTGTATTTTCTTTCTCTATCTCTATATCTGTATCTATATCTTTCTCTATATCTTTCTCTACATTGCAATTTTGTTGCAAAATGTTGCACTCCGTTGCTCCACTGTTGCATTGCAACGCTTTTTGTGCATTTTCCCTAGATTTACGACTTCTACGAGTGCTTGCCGTCTCGCTTCCTAAGTTATCTTGCACAAAAGGCAACTTGTACTCAATGGAATCTGATGTTTCAAGCAATCCGCAGGAAAGAAGATACTGAATCGTTACTTGAACATTGATTTCGTCCTCGTCAATATCAAGGGCGATCTCTTTGTAAAATTCATCTTCCAATCCGGAATATTCCAGATAGCCACCTTTTTTCAACGACAACAACTGCATCTTAAGGTATATGATCGTGTATGTATCGCCGCCTGCCATCTTTCGGAGTTTTTTGATTCGTTTGCTATCAAAGAAATCATCCATCAGTTTAAGCCAGTAATACCGCTTATTCTCCGCCATTTTCACTACCTCCAAGCAATTCAATAACCTTTGCCCCAGCATCTTCCGGGCGACAAAATACGAACTCAACGCCATACTTAAGTTGCATTGTCAGCATAGCTTTTGCCAATACCTTGCCAGATGTCGGCTTTGTTTTCGGTAGCGATACATTCAGCAATTTTCCAAGTGTGTGCATATATGCAATATTGTTATACCGGTCCACTCGTGGATTATGCCATGTAAATACATCATTGACGGAATACACCTTGTCTGTATTTTCAATAAGCACATATAGCTTAATTCCGTTGTTCTGCGCCAAAATACACTCGTCACGGAATCTCGGATGTGCTTTTCCGCAGATATTCCCTGCAATTTCCTGCATGTCCTTTTTCGTGTCAACGGAAACATCATATGTGCCAAGAAAATCCATCTTTTTAAGTTCCATTTTTCTAGCTGATTTTCTATGGATAACATCCGCTACCTTGTCTGTGGCAATTATGTAATCTCCAACCGGCAATGGTGCACGCAAGACTTCCATATCGTGGCTTTTGAAATATCTATTCTTAAGGATATGCAAGCCCTCTTTCTGTCCTTTATCCTCAATTATTAACACGTATTCTCCTTTCTGGCGGTCACTTTCAGCAACCGCCAAAGGTATCTCATGGCTTTCAATTTAGTTTTTTGTGATATATTAAAATTCCTTGCCAAAACATCAGATACCGCATAAATTGGTTTCTTTTAGGTAAATACCAAGGTGTTGCAACCTATTTTAATATTCAAGATTGAATGTAATTCTTGGGTTATATACGCTACCCTCGCTATCGTCGATTTCATAAAAATCGACATCTTCATCGAACTCTGCAGTTACGGTTGCTTCCTGCGTGTCGTTCTCATTGTTCCTGTCAAATTCCGCTTCAACATCGGTATCGAATTTCGCTTTTACATGGAACTCCACTTCTGTATCTGGCTTAAACTGCACCAGATCTTAAATCAACTCATATACTTTCATGCCGTCTCCTTTCAGAACGGACAAAGGTTCATATCAACCTCTAATCCTTTTTCTGCAATATAAACATTTGCTCCATATTTAACTGTTTCTTCTGTCTTTTGTTTGAATAATGCCGAATCTGCTGATTTATCTGATAAGTGAATTAGAACGACATTTCGCAATGCCGGATTATCGTTAGTAGAAATAAAGTCAAGTGCCGTTGGTAAGCTCATATGACCTCTTAATCTGTGTTCGTAATTTGGCTCTTCTCGGTTCACAAACTGCATATCATAGTTGGCTTCCACCATGATGTGATTAACACCATTAAATCTCCATCTGACGTATTCCGTGTCTGTTGCATACACCAAGCTGCCAATATCCGGGTGTGTGATGTAAAATCCGTAGCAGGGGCACTCTGAACCGTCTCCGTTGTTGTGTAGCCATCTGCCGGACTTATCCCGGTTTTCAAATGCTCGTATGCTAAAGCTTTCTTTCCCAAACTGTAGGATATTTCCATCTATCAATTTGAACGGCTCCCACACTGGAATACCGGCTCTAACATACTGAAAGAAGTACTGATGATGGTCTGAATGTATGTGGGTTGTGATTACTGCTTTAATCTTTCGCACATTGAAATCCAGTGCTTTCTTAACTTCCATAAACGGCAACCCTGCTTCAATAATTAACGCTTCGCTTTCATTTTCCAGTATGTAGCAATTACCGGATGAACCAGAGCCTAAGGCTTTAAGTTTCATACCTCTTTCACCTCAATTTTCAAATATGTGTTTATTATCGATTATCCAAGGATGTTTCGTGTAGTCTATATGGCTTGCCGCATTTGCAACTGTTTTCCGTAGCATCTTTAAATGTTCCTCACAATGCTTTCTTCCAGATACCGCCGGTCTACCACAGATTATGCACAATCCTTTATCCTCCCGGTACTCCCTTTGGCTTGTGGACTTCTCGCACGAACGCCTCTTTGCCAAACACCTGTTGCATAAAACAGTTCCGCATACTGCATTACGTTTTCCACACTTCACGCATATTCCACTGGACTTATTCATGTAATATCTGGTACGGACTCTTTCTTTCCGTGCTTCTGCCTGTTCCGGTGTTTCCCTTGCAAGTCTCTTAGCTTCTACCTTCGCTTTCTTCTCCCGGCACTCAGCGCACATTTTGTACTGCGTTCCCAATATGCCTTTGTGACATCTGGAGCATATACCAAGAGATACATAAGGGTCTTCCGCTTTTTCTCTCATTCGGCATCCTCCAAAAACCATATTCCTTCCGGTTTTAAAAAGTTGCCCTGAACAATGTTCTTTCTGAATATACTTTCTGCTGTCGGTGCAAGATCCGTAAGTCTCTGTATGCTCTCTTCTATGTTGTCTGCCAGAATATCAATGCCGAATAATGTCTCTGCAGCTTCCGTTTCAGTCATTCCTATTGACAGTTTCCGTTTCAAGATTTCCACAAGGAAATTTCCAGTACCACACGCAGGCTCCAACACTGTTCCTCTCCAACACTCTGCACCACCATTTTCATCTTCCAACATATTGCACATCTTTTGTACCATCCAGCCCGGCGTATAAACTTCTCCAAACTTTTTGACGCGTTCTCGGCTTTTTGTAATTTTTTCTTTCTGCCTATTTTCCATTTCTGTGATAAAACTCACTCCTCACATCAATAATCTGTCTTGTCTGTCCCAACAATGCCCGATTATGCTTTGCCCTCTGCTCATTGTCACAGATAAATTGCTTGCAAATTTCTGGTCGAACCGGATAGATTCTGCATTTCTCGCAACTCTTATCCGTATCAAGAAAAGGGAATGTCATATCATACGTTCTATTCGCAGTGGGAAGAAGATGTTTGCACTCTTTGATATGGTTCTTACGAATATATCTGCGAATGGTATCTACTTCTTTTCTGCTCATTGGTAAAAGATTGGAACAGCAGTTACCGCATTGGCTACATTTCCCATCTTTGCAAAAGTTGTAAATGTTATCTTCCATTCCTTTCTGTACGGATTCTAAAAATGATATAACTTCCATATGCTACTCCAATTCTTCCTCTGCCGGAAACTGAAAGATAGCATTGCTAATGCATTCTATTTTTGACGGCTGATTTTCTGTTTGCACCATAATACCGCATTTCTTTAATCTTTCAAATTTCTTTGCCACATCTTCCGAAACATCAACATTCTGCATTACGATAGGCATACCGATATATGCATATCTAAGCATTTCCATGGCTTTCTTTGCTTTTTCTTCCGTGGAATATTTAGCTGTTATTGAAGTCTCATTGTCTCCGATTGCCTGCATCCGGACAAATGCTGCTTCTTTCGCCCTTGTATCAATAAAAACAATGCTATTTTCGTACGGAAAATCCAATGTGCCGTCCTGTGATATAACTCTCATACATCCACCTCTAATCTTTCATAAAGTCCGGTACGCTTTCGTCATTCTCAACGACTTCTCCGGCTACTTTTTCTGGCTGTGGTTCAACTACTTCGCTCCCGGTCTCAATAACTTCGGATTCAGCTACGACAAATGGCTCTGAATTGGCATTTTCCGCAATTTCTTCCTGCGTCTGCTGATAAGTTTCATCCATCTGCATAAGAGACTGTTTTGCAATAGCATTAAGGTCTTTTGGATGCTTTTTGATTGCATTATTACGCATCTTTCGAACAATCATGGATTCCGATGTATCAAGCCATGCGGCACTCATATATGGTCTTGCAACTTCACAAGCAAGCATATCTTCCAATGTTTTGCATTCAAGAATAGCCTCTATAATTTCATCTTTCTTAGACTTAATTTCTGCTTTCTGTTTATCGGTCGCCTTGCGCTTATTCTCACAGATGCCGAATGTTTCATTCAAAAGATTGTTGCGTACATGAGCCAAAAGATTTCCTTTCACGCCTTCACGTTCCGCAATCATGTATTCAATCTTTCCACAGTCCATCTCAACCGGATAAACGACACGTATTACTTTCTGCGACAATCCTTTTTCTTCCCATTCTGGCGGAGTAATCTCGACACCTTTATGTTTCGGGTATGTAAATTCATCTCCTTCTTTCACAAGCCATACCGGATAAACCTTTTTAACACCAACACCGAAATTACGGAGAAGTGCATCGTTTCCGTCTCCCTCAATACCCATTTCAACCTCTTTATACCAATTTCCATTAGCATCCTGCTTATTTCTCAACTGGAAATAGCACTCTCTCGGCACGGCATTTGCATTAAGTTTAAGGCTGGAAACCTGCCCGATAACCTGTCTCAAATTAGAACCATTCAGATTTTCCATAGCCGCCTTATTCGATGTAACAAGGTTGTAAATAGCACTCATAGATGCCATAACGCACTGTTTGGAATAATCATCAAAGGCAAGACCATGTTCTGCAAAATCACGCTCCATAAGTCCGGTATACTGATTTGCGTAAAATGAAAGTCTTGTATTCATTTCCTGCTTAACTGCAACTTCCTGTTTCTTTGTTTCTGCCATAATTATTTTTCCTCGCTTTCCATGATGATTTTTAATTTGTTTTCTTCTATTTCAAACTTTTCTTTTGCCGATTTAAGTTCCTTTTCTGCGGCTTCTCTAAACTTTTCCTTTGCATAATCGAAATTCGGCTTTGTAAGGAAAATATTTTCATAATAGCCAGTAATTTTCCCTTCGTCCTCTTTTCTAACAAAGCTCATGCAATTTGGAAAACCTCTTTTCTTATCAACTGGATAATATGTCTTTGGTTTTTCAATCACTTCCACTTCTGTGACGGAGATTCCGTCCGAATTAAGTCCATAAAAATAAAGTTTCACTGCTTTTCCTCGCTTTCCTCACATTTCTTCACAATCGCCACCTTATCAGCGCCGTAGGTTTCCACCCACTTCATATCCACGGTTTCATCTGTAACTGTTAGCTTTGCACCTTTGGCATTTACAACGGTATCTCCGGCTTTTACATCGTCTGATGTAGCAAATATATATGACCGGATCTGGTTTGGATATTTTGCTTTTATGTAATTCATTCTGATACCTCCTCAATCTCTCCATTTTCAATCGTATACCAAGTATCCGGCTTGATATTTTCCCCATCAACCTGCACCATCTTTGCGCCGTTAAGAACCCATGCACTCTGGTTATTTCTGTCATATTCCGTATTATCTTCTGAACCAGTGTATTCCCAGTCTGCAAAAACAAGAAACGAGCCAATAACACCCTTTGCTTTTGATTTGTAACCCCAAGCAACAGCGACCGCATCTTTGTCTTCTGCCGAGGATGCTCCCTTGTATCCGGTTGCCGAGGATGCTCCGCAGTTTCCGGTTGCCGAGGATGCTCCGTAGTCTCCGGTTGCCGAGGATGCTCCCTTGTTTCCGGTTGCCGAGGATGCTCCGCAGTTTCCGGTTGCCGAGGATGCTCCCTTGTTTCCGGTTGCCGAGGATGCTCCCTTGTATCCGGTTGCCGAGGATGCTCCGCAGTCTCCGGTTGCCGAGGATGCTCCGCAGTTTCCGGTTGCCGAGGATGCTCCCTTGTATCCGGTTGCCGAGGATGCTCCGCAGTTTCCGGCTGCCGAGGATGCTCCGTAGTCTCCGGTTGCCGAGGATGCTCCGCAGTTTCCGGTTGCCGAGGATGCTCCCTTGTATCCGGTTGCCGAGGATGCTCCGCA